AGCGCATAGCACCATACGTTATTTTATAACACTTACCCCTATTGTAGTTAGTGTTGTTAGTCCAAATAATCCAGCTAATCCCCTCCAACGATACCTCCATTTATTAGCCTTTTCCAATTCCTTATCTTGCTTATCAATCTCATTACTAATTACTTCTGAATAATGCTGATAGTTTTTATTCTGCTCTTTATAGCTATCTTTTAACTGTTCGCAGGCTTCTACTTGACTTTGCAATATCCCTACTTTAGAGTTCAAAGAATCGTTAATTTCACATACTTTAGGTAGTGTATTCCAAGCGTCAACTAAGGCTCTACTTTCCGTTATACTGAATTTCATAGAATCCTTTTGCTGTCCTAATACTATCAATGTACTGCTGAAATAAACTGTCAGGAGTAGAATAAACTTGATTACTTTGCTTTTTGATTTCATAACGTAGGTTTTTAATTGAGTTGTTAATTGAGTTAAGTTGTATGCTATCGGTTGCCTTTTTATCGTTGTATAGTGTTTCCTTTAGATTTAAGACACTATCTTTTTGTTTTAGTACATTTACTAAGCTGTCGTTAATTTGCTTCAAATTATGGCTATTTTCGTATTTTGAAAATCCAGTCCATAAAACTAAACAAGTTCCGACTACTAAAAATATAAAAACCATTGATACTTGGATTTTCTCTGCTTTTGTCATTGTCTAAATAGTTTTTGGTATAATTCTTTAACTTTCTGATTTTCAGTTAGTAGCACAAAGTCGTTTACTTGGTTCTTATTTCTTGATAGGCTACTAAATATATCCCTTGCGTTTTCGTCTAACTCTTTTTTGTAAATATAAGCCTTATCTACTTCTAATCCTTTGCGTGTTGCTAACTCAAATTGCTTGTAAACTTGCAAAACGTATTCTTGCTTAATGTTTAGCATTACAGATACTTGTAAACTTGGCATATCTTTCATATAGCAATCGTAAACTTGTTGCCTCATTATTCGGGACTTACATTTGTTTTCGTTCATATCTTTTAGTTTTAGTTCTGCAAATGTAGTTATTAATCTTTAACGTGCAAATATTTTAACACTTATTTTTAAATTATTTTTATAATACCCTTTTTTATTGCATTACTTACATCTATTTCACTCTTTTTCTTTTCGTGCATTACCGTACTCCCTTTCTCCCAGTCCAAACAAATAAACGTGTATATCCTTTTGGTTAGTTCAAATTCAGCATAGTAACGAGTTCCGTTAATTTCTACAACGGTTTCCCTACAATGGGGCTTTATTAATATTTTTGGTATAAAAGATGGTATCATTTTAAAAAGGGTCTTCTTCGTCTACATTTTGACGAACGGTTAATTTATTGTATAAAAAATCTTCATTAGGCTTCATCTCATACTGCTTCCCTTGTCGTTTCCAATACTCAGCAACTGGATTGAATCCATCTAAATCTGCATAACTGCACATTCCTTTTTGCATATTTAAGATATAAGGTTGGTCGTATGGTGTATAACCGCCACCAGTTTCAGTTTCCTTTATTTTCCTAACGTGTATTTCCATTTTAGTAAAATTCTCAGGGTCTTGCACCTCTCTATGGAAAGTCATAAAATCGTCTGCTTTATTCCCAAATTTACCACCACCTTCGGTATCTGCTTTCTGAGGCGCTCTATGTTTTGTTTCGCCTTTTTGCAATCTCATTGCTCCAGTAATAACGTGGCAGTTAAGATAAATACACATATCGTTTTTCTTTGTGTAAATCTGCATTTCACTTGCAGCTTCATAATGGTATTCGTGTGTGCTTAACTTTGATTTGCTCGATAAGTCAATCTTTAGACTGTTATAAGGGTCTACCAATAAACCATCGTACTTTTTCTTTTTAGATAGCTTTGTAGCTATGTTTAAAACGTCTTTATAGTTAAACATAAAGTCATTTGAAATAATAGTAAAATGCTTATCAATAAACTCTCTACCTTGTTTAATCTGAGAATCTTGCAACTTCTTAATTGATTCGCCCCAATAGAACTCTAACAATTTCTTAGTTATTGCACCGCTTCTATTCTCATTAGAGTAAATTATCCAACTCCAATTGTTATACATAGCAGATAACAAGCATAAATACCATAATGCAGTACTCTTACCTACGTTATCAAACCCATTAATAACATTATAGTTCCCTCTTTTAAAAACAAAGTACTTATCAAGTGATGGTAAACCAGTAGTTAAACCCATCTCAAAAGTACCATTAACCCATTGGTTAATATATTCGTCTATATCTTCTTTTTTAGCGACAAAGCTATAATCTTCGTCTTCTAAATTAATTACGCTATCTGTTTTAGGCACATAGTCATTTTTAATCGCTTCTTGTATTGGCTCGTTTTTACCGTATGCAATACCATCTCTAATAGTTATTTTAGCACCTTCAAAGTCATCTACTCCCTTATTTAGTATCTCAGTTTCTAAAAGTCTAATAGCTTCGTATTCGTCAATAATACCTCCAGCTATAAAACCTCCCATCAATTTAGACGCTTTAAGCAACTCATTATGCTTTTGACCATCAACACTATCCCTAATTAATTTTAGTGCAACAGAAGCCTTAGAATAGTCGTTAAACGTCTTTTTGTTTAATTCTTGCAATGGCATCTTTTGAAGTTCTTTAATATCTACATACCCATCAAACTCAATAGCGTTTGGATTAATGTAAATATCTTTGTCGCAACTTGCATAACAGATTCTACTCTCATTCTTTGAAGTAGCATCCAACTCAGGAAACACTCTTACTAATCCAGCATAATATCCACGATGTTTTTCAATATCTTTTGGAATTTTTGCTACTGCCTTTAATCCGTTTCCACTTGGACTAACAAAACAAGCATAGATAAATGGGTGCTTTATAATTTCAGCCTTCTTTAACTCTAAATCTTCTACGTTATCCCAATCTAATGGCACAAAACCCGAATGCTCAAGTATAGCTTTGTCGGCTCTCTTACTAAACTTACCAGCAAATAAGATACAAGGTAGCATTTTCTTTAACTCGCTTCTTTTTTTCTTATCGCTTTCAAGTCTTAATTCGTCTATCTGTTTCTGTATTTTGCAGTTCTTTATACTGTCTAATACATAGTCAATAGTAACGTATTTAGGTGCTGTTGTATCTGCAAAATTCTTAAATAATGTTATCATAATTTTATCCGTTTATAAATGCTTGGTAGTCGGGTGCGGTTGTTTGCTTTATTACTGGCTTGTTTTTTAGTTCAAATACTCCAGCCCAATTATTAGCTATTGATTGTTCAATTATTAAAGATGCAATATTAGGTTTATTATCTGAAAGAGTTATCAGTTTATTGTAAAATGATTTTTCAGATTCCAATGATTTATATTTTTCTTTCCTATCAGTTTTGTATTGCATCCACTTAAAAAAACATTTTTTAAATTCTTCTTTTACAAAACTATACTTAATATTATTTTCATTTTCATCTTCCATATGATTATCATATGATGATTTAGCCTTTTTCTTAGACTTATTCTTTTGATTTTCAATACCTTTCAATCTATTTTCTGAACGGGATTTACTGAAATTTGCCCTCTTTTCATGCTCCTCTCTCATCCTTTTATTGTAATAACCTTCATCTGTTTTGATGAATTTATCGTATATATCTTTATCATATGATTGACATATATTCAACATATCTTTTTCACTTAATACTCCTTTTTGATGTTGAATACACAAAAGAGTTATGTATTTACCCTTTTGTTCGTACGTCATCAATATAGTTCCAGTCAGAAAATCTGAGGTATAAAATAATACTGCGGGGTCTTTAGCCATTTTTTAATATCTTTTTAATTCTTTTATCGTTATACTTCTCTATACTTTTTCTAACCATCATTAAATCGTATGGATTAAAACATTCAATTACTTCTAATATACAACCTAATTCTTGTAAATACTCAGGATATATAAAATCTAAATCAATTCTATTTTTAACATCCTTCTTTAATTCAGTTACTTGTTTGTGGCAATCTGAACAAAATGTAATAAGAAGGTCATTGTTATAATCCCAAACATCTTTACCAAAAATATACTTTTTGTGATGAACTTGCAATTGAGATTCAGTATCTCCACAACATTGACACATAAAATCATCTCTTTCAAGTATTTCTAATCTCTTTTTTTGCCATTTAGGACTTTTTAACTTTTCCGAATAATCCATTTTACTAAAATTAAAAACCCCTTGTAGATGTGCTTCGGTTACCAACCGTAGTGTAGCCAAAACTCTACACAACACACCCACAAGGGATTAAATATTTTTATGTTTTGGTCAAAATAGAGTGGTTAGTTCTACGGTTGCAAATATAAAACGAATATTTTAATAATGCAAGAAAAAGTTAAATTATTTTTAAAAATAATCGGCTATAATGTCCTAATCACTATACGCATTTCGCTGGTGAGTTTACCAACCGACCCTTACCTACCGTTTTACAAACTAAACATTCAATCGTGGTAGGCGTAATATTTTAAATTTCTAATTGTTCTGAGGGATAAGGGAGTACTATTCCTAACTCAGCAGCCCATCTTATCACATTCTCAAAGAAAGTATTTAGTTCTACTGTGGTGCATTCAGACGTTCCTTTTATCCTTTGCCCTAATACTTCGCCAGTTTTCTCATTTACAACGTCTATAAGCAAGTATTTAGTTTTCATTAGCTCTTTTACCTCTAACATTGTAAACTCGTTTCCTAAGTCATTTAAAGCATCTGTAAGCATGGTAAATAGTAAATGGATATAACTGTTTTGTTGGTTGCTACGTTTACTACTGCATTTATCAATAGTTAGTATGATTCGCATACCTTCGTAATTAGCTATAACTGTTTTAATGTTTTTAGCTGTTAGTCCTCCTAACTTACCTTGCTTTACAGATGTTATAAATTCGTGCTTACTCAATTTTGTGTATTAGTTTAAATTCAATTTCTTTTAGTTTCTTATACTCCTTATCGCTCTTTGCCTTTTGAGATTTCCAAGCCTCATTAGACTTATAAATATCAGTTACTTCATTTACTCCAATTAATCTAAAATCTTCGGGAGTTAAAGCATCGCTATCAACAAGCAACTGCAATTTATCTTTGAGCATTTCTATTCGGCAAAGTTCCATTATGCTTTAGTTGTTGCAAGTTCGGTTACATACGCCTTTAAAATCTCTTTTAAGTTTGGAGGAAATGTATTAAATACAGACCTCAAAGCATCCTTAGTGGTACAAGCGTCTAACTTTTTCTTATAGTCCTCTAAGTTAGTTGATACACTCGCCTTATTCCCATCGTCATCTTCTGCACCTACGTTTACCAAACTTTGTAACCCGTAACGTCTTGCGTAAGTAATTCCGCTACCTTGACTTTGAGCGTCATTCTGTTTACTGTAAACGATTTCTGTTAATGATTCGATACTTTCTCCACTCTCGTGCAAAAGAACCGTTTTAATGAAGTTTTTACCATCAATAAAGGCAGTTGGTTGTAATACTACAATACCGTATTTATTTAATGATGGCATACAAGCCTCACGAATTGAGTTAAGGTCTGCATAGTTACTTTTAAAGAACGGATTTTTACTATCCTTTAAGGCGTTACCCATTTCCTTTTGTGCATCTAATAATGCTTTAGCGATTAGTTCCATGTTACTTTATTTTAAAGTGTTTAGTAATTAGTTTTTTAGTTTTTTCTTTGAACTTACCATCTTTTAAATGGGTGTTTAATGTAGCCTTTGATATTTCCAGCTTTGCAAAAATGTACTTTTTCATAATACCGTTTTCATCAATGTAGCTTTGTAGCTTTTCGCCTAAGTGTTGTTTTTTCATAGTTAGTTTTTAAATTATATGCAAATGTAGTTTTTATTCTTTAAAGTGCAAAATAATTATTCATTTTCTTTTAATTCAATCCGTACTCCGCAATCGTTATAGAATACCATTGTATCTAATTTGGTTTGGTAATACTCTGTTTGTTTCTCAGCTATTGCTTTATACTTTAGCTTTTCAAGTGTTTCATAATCTCGCTGGTAAGTTAATTCACTTATCCAAAACGATAAAGCAAAGATTGTTATTACTGCTAAAATGCTTATCCATTTGTACTCGTTACGCTCTCTAACGATATACTGTAATTGTTCGGGTGTGTAGTCTACTAAGTTTTTCATGGTTTTTGGTTTTGTTTTTTACGTTGGTTTTCTATCCACTTTTGATAGCTTTTAGTTTCTCTTTCTTTTATTTTGCTTGGTGCGTGCTTACCACAGTACCATTTATCATTTTCAAAATATTTAGCCGAACACCCACATAATTCATCGGGTAGGCTGTTAATCATTTTCCTTAATATATCCCTACTTTTTGTATCGTTTATAGTAGCAATACACTTATTAGTTTTATTCATGGTTATTAATTTTCGATTAAGGTTAAACATCTTTCTTCTAAGTCTATTTGTGCTTCATCTGATAAGCAAGGACGTATATCTACTCCTTTATACATTACTGCGTATAACTCATACTCTGAACTACTGTCAGGAGTCATTGGGTCAATACTTCTTTCTGATTTAGTGTAGAATCCTTTAACATCTACAATTGAATTTTCTAATTTAATTAGTACATCGTGTTTTGGCATGGTTATTTGTTTTAATTGTTTAACGATACAAATGTACAAATTATTCCTTTACGTGCAAATTTATTTTTACTTTTATGGTTAATTTTAACATAACTTTCTGATAATCAAAAGGAAAATTTTTAAATAAAAAAACCTACATCGGTTAAAATGTAGGCTTATTTGTTATTCTGTTGCTTCGGGTGGCGATTCTTTGGCTCGTTCTGTTTCTTGTAACCACTTTTGCCAAGCCTTATGAGTGTCCCTTATCGCTTTGTATGATTCACTTACTATAAAAGTACACCCATCGTTTGATGTAATCTTAGTACATTTTAGTTTATCATTGCTATATCTACTCGCCTCTATACACCAAATATCAGCAATATAAAAATACCTTTTATTCATAAAGTACTCATCTTTGAACCTAACTATTCGTGTTAGTTCTATTGATGTGTTGTTGTGTATTTCTATTGGAGATTCCATGTTTATAATATAAATGATACCATAAGTAAAATACTAAATATATGAGTAAAACGTGCTATTTGACCTTGTTTTGGGTGGTGTAGATAAGCCTCAATTGCTTTAGGTACACCTTTATAACCATTCCTATCGTGCCATCCATCTGAACCACTTGCAGAGCGTGAACTCTCAATTGTTACACCGATTCTATCTTTTGCGTTCTTATGGTGTACGTGATGCGTATAGATATATCTATGCTTTGCCATGCTCCAATGCTTGCACTCAATAGACATTAACTGAGGTAAATCTGAATCTTTTGCACCATCCCCATGCGTACTGCCTATTAAATTATCGTGATAAACAAAGTACTTCCTATGCTTCATATCAATATCAAATGTGATATTTTTAGATACTCTAAACCAATTTTGTAGTGATTCTGCTAAGTACCAACCAGCCATAAAATCGTGGTTAGATGGGTTATGTATTACGTGAACATTGGCAACCGATGTTAATTTTTCTATAATATCAACGTATAATCTACGTGCTAATAGAAAGTTATCGTACCACATTCCATCAGTATCTTGAGGCGTTCCGCTTGTTGTAGTTCGCTTAGTATTATCAGTATGTAATATATCGTTACCAATAATTAAAACTATCTTATCTAAATTAAATCCTTGTGCTTTTTGAAGTAACCCATCTACTCCTTCGTGTACTCGCTTTATTGCTATACTTGTGTTATACTTTTCGCCAGTTTCTAATTCACTGCCTAATTTACCTATATGAATATCACAAGGGTCAATAACTAAACAATGTGCGTCTTTTAGTGGTTTTCTTTTGATTGTAGGATATTTCGGACTGTGTTTGTCCATATCCTTCATTAATTGATTTTTAAGGTCTAATAAGCTCTTTTGATTAGGCTTTGCAAATATTGAAAATACCTTAGACTTATACCAATAATGTTTAATTGTGCTTTTATCTATTCCAGCTTGCTCACATTCATCTTCTAAAAGAGATACTTGTATTCGATAATTTTTAATTAAATCTACTTCGTCCTCGTTTAGTCTTGGTCTATTCAAGCTATCAGGTTCGCCTAAGTTACGTTTATTAGCCATGTTTTAGTTTTTAGTTTAGGCAAATATATAACTATTTATTTCGATTTTGCAAAATAAAGTTATACATTGTATTCATTAGCATTGTTTCGTGCTGATTGCGAGGTGGTATAATGTTCTGTATTACTACGCCTTTCTTACGATAAACATACTCAACTATTGTTTTCAGTTTTAGTTCCATTCTCTTTTACGCTTTGCCATGTAGTAAGTCCTAAACAAGCTAATATAAACGTAAAATCAAACGCTAACACTTCGCCTAAATACTCCCATTTATCGGAGTTAAACCATTTAATGTGGGTGATAATAACTAAAATTATAATTGTGAAAGCTGCTAATTTTCTACTCGAAAATCCATCACGACCAGTTTTAAACGAGTTTAATATATCGTTAAATAATTCTTTTACTTTTAATTTCATTTTATTTTTTTATTTTCCATTCCAGTAACACTACACCAACTATACCCTCTTTTTATATCCGATATAGTCGGAACTGATACACCATATTTCTCAGCTATTATACCATACTTAGAATTATTATTAAATATCTCTAATACTTTGTCCTCAGTTAATTTAGACTGACTATTCTTTTCTCCTTTTGTGGACCTAAGCCCTATTCTTATAGCGTGCTTTTGATTCTCGCTACAAGTATTCCACTCTAAATTTTCAAGCCTATTATCTAACTTTAATCCGTTAATATGGTTTACTTGAGGTTTATTGTCTTTATTTTCTAAAAAAGCAATAGCTATTAATCTATGTACTAAATACCTTTTAACCTTTTTATTCTTTACTAAATCAACAGCATAGTAGCCACCATTTTGCTTTACTGACTTCAACACCCGTATACCTTTTCTTGTCCTTTTTGGCATACTTATTATAGTGCCATTACTGCAAGCTGAATACAATCCTTCGTAACCTTTAATTTGTTTAAAAATGTCCATGTTTTATATATATTAGTTATGACCACAAATATACTAAATTAGAACAAATAAAACAACTATTTTATGTGTAAAACTTGCATCCTATTTTTTCCGCTACGGTAGCTTATATGTATCCAACTATAATCGTATTCATCTAAAATCTGGTCGTACGTTAAATTCTTTTTTGCCCACTCGAATAACTTTTTATTATCTTCTTTGTTTCCAGTTGTTAAATCAATAGCCTCTCCAAATAAATGCTGACTTGTACTCGCTCCACCTACTGCTTTATTCACTTCTTTAGAGCGAAAAAAAGAGTTTACTTTTAAAGGTTTACCGTACCATTTACGCATTGGCTCAAAGCATAACAAAGCTACCAACTTCATTGCTTTTAGTTCGTTTTCACTTGGTCCGTTTGGTAATTTCTTACTTGTATAGGTAGCCTCTGCAAATGTGATATGTTCGCTAATATTATCCATTATTCCTCTAATTTTTCTACTCGTTTTTTTAAGTCCTTATGCTCTTCTTTTAGGTTGCTATGGTCATTTGCTAATACCTTAATCTCAACTTGTATCTGTTGTACTGACTCAGCTATTCGCATTAACTGTTTAACCATTAAAGACCCTACAAAGGCAACTATTGAAAGTAGGATTGATATTAGTAATGTACTGCTCATAAATTAATTCAAATAAAAGTCAATTTTAGGATAAAAGTAATTATCTGCTACATAGTTATAACCAGTAATAGTCATGTGTACTTTATCCGCACCATAATAAGTTGTATTTCTTTCTCCTACTCCATTAACTCCATAACTATCAACTCCTACGATACTATCGCCACCAACGTCTATTAAATCAGTTGCAAATGACGTATAATTGTTTCTTATTCGTGTGTTAAGTTCTTGTCTTAATGCTGGTGTCATATAATCACGAGGCAAACAAGTCCCAACTAAAATAATTAAATCGTTACCATGTATAGCTTTTGCCTGATTGCAATAATCAACTAAATGGTTATACGCACTGTCTACATTTTGACCGCCTAAATAGAAATCATTTGTTAATTCCCAAACTACTAAAATCTTCTTAGTATAAATATCTGACTTAACCTTACCCAATGTATTCGGGAAAGCATAGTACATTTCATTAGTTCTTATTCCTACTTTAGCCTGACAAACCTCGTTTACAAAGTTTGAAGTTCCGTAATTTCTTAATGTTCTATCAGTCCAATGTGCTGCCTTAGTTAAACTATTACCATCAATCATTAATAATTTACTTGGTACACTACCAGCGTAACGCCCCCAAATATTCAAACCATTAATAACCTCTAACTGGTTACATTTAGCACCAAAGAAAGCACCTGAAATAATCTTGTTTGAATAGGCACTAAATACACCGTTTACATTACGACAAAACAAATATACGTTTTGATTAGGAATACTTGTACTTACTTTTGCTTTTGGTAGCTTTGTAATACTTACGCCATTCTTTAAACTTTCGTATTCGTTTGCGTTTGCACGAGTTGAAATGTGCCATCCATACGCTTGTAAAATTGGGGTGTATAAGGCATCACTCGCATTATTTGTAGAAGTTAAAATACTTTTAGGAGTGTTGTTATTCTGTAAGAAAGCATTTAATCCGTTATTAGTTGCGCTTTCTGAACTCATATCTACCCTTGCCGTTGTTTCATTTGAGTTAATATAAATCCCCTTCATACAGTTGTTTAACGTGTATAAAGTACTATTGTAAGGATTGTAATTAGTATTAATTTTAAATGTTGTACCGTTGCCATCAAACCCTTTGTATGGAATAAAACTACCAGCATAATCGCCTGAAATAGTTGCTATATGTTGTGGGTTTTTCCAATTAACTAAAGCTGCTGTTTTGTTGTGAACATCAAACTTAAAAACGCAGTCCAACGAATCCCAAACACCTTTTGCAATTAGATAATCAATTGCTTCGGAATATTTGTCTTTATCTTGTGCTGACGCTCCACAACCTAACGAATCCCATTTATCAAATAATGCTTGTGCTGGACTTGAATAAGTACGGAAAGATTGCGTTAATACTATTGATTGCTCCGCACCTTGTGGCTCAATCTGCTCTTTTTGACATCCTAAAAAGGCTAAAATGATTAGTGTGAATATTAGTTTTTTCATTCAGCAAATATAATTAAAATCCGTAAATAAGCAAATCTACATAATGAATAACTGCTACTGGATTTGTCGCAAATGCTGGCATATCTACTTGACACTCTATTAAATCCCCTTTTGTAACCGCAAATGGAGTTCCCAAATCCCACTGTAAAGATAAACCAGTAGCCGTATAAACCAGTCCAGTTGATACCGTTGTACTTGTTCCTTGTGTTACGTTGTTAATTTTAAATGTTGCTGTTTCTGACGTTCCTAATGAAGTGGCAATAGTAATCTGCATAGTAACTGAATAAATATGTCCAGTTATTCCTGCTGGCTTACGCCTTAATGCAGTGCTTGATGTTTGTGCTGTTGCTTGGTTAGCGGCAAAAAAGTAAGAAGTAGAATCGGCTGGATTTAAAGCGGAATGATTCATATTTAATGTGTGGCACTTTGATAGCTTTAAAGCTAAAGCATCATAAACGGCATCCTCACTTGGTGCTTTATCCGTTACTCCATTTGTTATTGACTGACTTACCTGACTTGTTATATTTATGTCCATAATATATTTACTATTTCTGCATCTAAATCACTTGAACTTGTTGAACTTTGTAATATTCCATCTAAGTACACATTTATTGTCCCTCCTGCACCACCTCCACCAGTTTGTGTATAACTACCGCCTGCATTTACCGTTGCTAATACATTGCCATTACTATCGTATATCGTTACTACTGGACAAGCTGAATTACTACTTGTATTTCCAGTATAAGGCATTGAGCATCTATCAAAAGCAAAAGGAATATCTAATGATACATCCATTACCCAACCACTCACACTATCCGCAAACCTCTCAGTAAACGGTTCTATTACTACATTATCAGCAGTAAACTTCCATACATAGCTTGGGTGTTGTAATTGTGCTACAACGTCCTTTACTATCTCTAATTGGTCGCTTAAAACATCATTTTCGTTTATCTCTCCATTACCAACTAAGTCCATAAAAATAAACTTAAAGTTTAATGTTTCTACTTTATTAGCTATAACACTATTCTCAGGTTGCACCCACATTAACGGATAATCAATAGTTCCGCTTGTGTTTATCTCCCAAATATCCCCAAATCCAAACGTATGTATCTGTTTATGATTTGTTGCTATTGCTTCTAATTGCTCCCTTACTTGGTTGAATGTTGTTGCCATTATCTTGTTTTAAAAAGTACTCTTTTACTTTTTCAATTGTCTTTTTGCTTATTGCTCCTTTAGGTTTTGCCATTAGCATCTTGGTTCTTTAAAACTATCAATACCTTTATATCCACAATCGTTATCGTCTAAATACCATCCACCAGTATAGTTACTTTGTGCTGGCGCTACTGCATCTATTCCAGTTCCAAAGTTGTTATACAATGGATAAGTAGTGTTGTTCTGTAATAAATATTTAGTGATACGTTCAGAGTAAAATTCTGCTCTACTTCTGAATAAGTCTAATAACATTTTTAACTCTCCACTATCAATACTATCTGTATTTTCGGACGTTCTTTTTACAATACCTTTATTCATAATCTTGTATTGAAATAGCATCCCGCCATCGTGTAATACCCAGTATTTCAAAGCTGGTTTAATGTAATCGTTTACCAATGTTAATTGGCTTGCATTCCAAGTTGTTGGTGAAGTATCTTTTAAACTATTATAAAGTGCTGTTCCTAAGATATTCAAAATCCTAAAATCTTGAGTATCTGCAATAGTTGATTTTAATAGTTTTTCGTCTACATTTTCATCAATGTATGAACTATCTTTTATGTACTGTGAGCCTATAAATAATGTTGCCATTCTATTTCTTTTTAACTACTACTTGAAACCAATCGTGTCTACAATACGGAAGATTTGCACCATCCTTATTCCACCATCCACCCCTGCTATCCCATACGTCTAAGCCTTGTTCGTTATTCATCATATCTATTTCGGCTCTACTGTATAGCTTATTCTTATTTAATAAATTAACGCAAAAATCTCTACTATTTGTTTTGTCTGGTGTTACATTAGGTCGCCAATCGTATTTATATTTAACCTCAATGTTTAATGTTTTAGCCCCATCTTCTTCTACTATATCCGTTGCTCCCTTTGTTGGCTTTCCTGACTTTATTAATCCGTTATCTACTAAATCCTTTATAATTGAATTAACTTCTTTTACAGTCAATTTTACAATCTTTGCAATACCTTCACTCGGCATTAAAGGGTCTTTATCTAACAAGTCTATAATTGCACGTTCGTTGCTTGATAACTCACTTGCAAACTGCATTTTAGTAAACTCGTTTATGCAATCTTCATCTGACTGTTTACAGAATTGGCGAGCAAATAAAACCTCATATTCGTCTGCATTTACTCCGATATTATCAAATAACTTTAAATCAATCTTTTTTTTTTCAACACTTAATTGTAGTGCTATTTTCTTTTTAGGTAATCCTAAAATCTCTCTTAATTCATCAGTCGTTAAATCGTCATACGCTCTCTGAATTACTGCATCAGGTAACAAAGACTTAACAGCGTGAATCTTTTTAAAGTAGAATTTATTAACGATATTAAACAACTCAGCAAAGTTATTTATTACCTCTTCTAACATCGTTTGTCTTACGTTAATATAAGTGTTTTGGAATAACTCAAAAGCGTCCACCATCTCAGTTCTACCGCCTAATTGACCCTCTGACTTAACCCCAAATAACATTGGGCTTGTTACCTTATGACCAGTGAAAATATCTTGCTCTACTCGTTTGCTAATCTCGATAAATTGTTTATCTAAATCGCTCGGAGTAAATGAGGTAATAGTTGGGGCGTTATCTTGACTTGCATTAAAAGTAATTACTAAACTACCTGCTTTATCAGTGCCAGTATGTTTTTGCTTAATCTTACTTTCAATCTCTTCTCTACCTTCTTTGCCAGGGTCGCCATTGTTAAAGTTAATAATAGTACCTACACTAAATCCAGTCTTAACATTGTTTAAGTGATAGTTAGCTATTTCTATATCCGTTTCTATACTTGCCGTTGCTCCAATATACTCAGGAATAGCGTATACGTTTTTTTCTTTACCTTTCTTAGGCGACTTTACTTTAAATACATAAAGTTGTACCAAATCTTTTTTGTTTACGTCAAAAGGTTTGAAAACTTTAAAACCAGTTTTCTCTTCATCTTGTCGGGTGTTCTTACTCCAATCGTTCGAGTAGTAATACTCCGTTTCATCCCCATTAGTTCTAATTCTCGATACTGGAATATAGTTTAACTCTGCTGGACGTGTCCCCTTTTTATTCCAAATTACCTCAATACATACCGTATTAAATAATTCAAAATCAGTTATCATTTCTCTGCTAAAACTCTTAACCATTTCAGCAAACTTATTTGCAATTGCTTGTTGTTCTACCGTTGCCGTTTTATCGTCAATAGTTAAACCGCCACCATAAATGTAGTTAGTCTTAGCATTTATAATAGCATTATGCTTTGCACTTCTTAAATATAAATCTATTAAGTAGTCAGGGTATAAGTTATCCTTACCGAATAAAATCCAATCCTTACCTCGTTCTTCTTTGAACTCTGGTACTTTGTGATTTTCAAACTTAATAAATAAAGGTTGCGTGTTACTCATTTACATCAAATGTTATATTATCCCCATCGTAAAAATCCCAATCTACTGTGCTATTCCCTTTTACTCTTACCTTGCCAATTTCCAACGGTGTTGTGCTATCTGCTAAACTTGGATTAAGATTACTTGAACTTGTTTGCTCAAATACTCTATACGTCCATAATCCCATTGGCTCAAGTGTTATTGTTCCACTTGTTAAGATATTAGTTCCGCTTGTTTCTGTTACCGTAAACTGATTATATCTTTCTTGGTAAGCACTTGTATCACTTGCAATAAAACAAACACTCTCGTTGCTTATATCGCTTTTAAATTCAAATAAATAATTAGGACTTGATAGCGTAATATTCTCAGTCAATGTAAGCTGAAAAGTATTATTGCTATTTTTGTTTATAATTATCATATACTATTATATATAATTATTTGGATTTTGTGCAATAAAAAAGGGAAACATTTTACTGCTTCCCTCTCCCTAAAAACCAAAACTATGAAAATTAAACTAAAAGAGTTGATAGAATTACTTGTGATAAAGTGTTTACTGGGTTTGGCTCTTTTGCTGTGAAGTTCAAAGAGTAACCATTCATATCCCCAAAAGCCTTACCACTTGTAGCATTGTTTTCGCCAATCTTATCCGCTCCGTTTACTTGTCCCATCAAATAAATTAACCCGTTGTTATCTTTTACAATAACCATTAATCTATTCTTTGCTAAAATATTTAAAGCATTACGATTTGCAGCACTCATCTTTTTAATAGTAAAGTTCAAATTACTTTCGTAAAATAAAGTACCATTCTCTACCGAACTATTTTCAGTTTCCGTAAATGATGCGTTTTCTTTTTCTAATTGGAAAGTAAAGAATTTCTTACCAGCACTACATGACATTGCAGTAATTGTACCACTTGTAGCTGTAATGTTCGCTTGTGGAACATTAGCCCATTCAGTAATATAAACCTCCGCAATACCACCGATAGAATCTCGGCAATCAATCTCTCTCCCATTAATAATAGTACAAGCCATGTTGTATAAAAGTTTTAAAAAGGGGTTACCGAAATAACCCCCTTATGTTAATTAAGAATTTTTGTAAGTGATAACCTCAGTAGTTTTCTTTACTGCTGTTCCAGCTTTCCACTCTGCTGATAACTTGATAACTCTGTCATCTTTAGAATACCACATTTCGTAGTTTTCATAATCAGATTGTAAGTCAGTACCAAATACTAAGTTATCCCAATAAGTCAATACCATACGGTCTTTCTTAGTTGCTTGAGTACCTGCAATGTTTGACAAACCATCTACTCCGAT